AAGACGGTTAGTCTGTTCTAGATCCAGTTTCTGATAATGTTGGAATGCTAATGCATTTTCTGTATTAGTAATAGATGTATCTAAAGGTAACATCTGGAAGTTCTTCATAGCAACGTATGCCTTTGCTAGGTTGTTCTTTCCCCAATCTTCTCCTAATGAATGTCTTGGTAATGCATTCTGGTCTAACAAGATTACCGTACCTAATTCATCTACTAGGATATCTGCAATCTGGTTATTTACAATATTGTAACCTATCTGGAATGGTTTCATCAAGTCTACTAAAGATGTAGATCTTGTGTTACGGTCAGAGAAAATAGATCCTTCAACCGGTAACTTACAGCCATATATGCTGTCATCACCTTTAAACTGGAACTTTAGAGGTTTAATTCTGTTCTGATTAATACCTAAGTAAATAGGATTAATACCTCCAGGGTTATTAGTTCCCCAGAAAGTAGGTCTGTTAGGTCCAATCTTTACACCACCCCATACCTCATTAATCCATATCCATTCAATGTGTTCACCAAATATTAAGTTATCCTTAGTCTTATTTCGTATAAGATCTAAGTCATAAATAGGTTTATCTGTTACTTTATATGATTCATCAATAACATCTACTGTAACATTACCGTTATCGTCAATCTTTGTAAGATGCCCTACCTTACGTTGTGACTTCCAGTATGCTGTAGTAACACGTAATAAGTTACTATTACCTAGATCATAATAGTCTTCTTGTTCTGACATGATCCAGTTAACAATATCTCCGCCATACATGGTGTTATCCCACATAGATGTATACTGACGGTATCCTAATGAAGGCATATTAGTATTCCATTCATGTGATTTAGTAGAATCATAATAACTTCCGTCATTCTGATAACCTTGAATAGGGTATCCGGCAGATCTTACAGGGTAAATTAACTCTAAAGCAGACATCTGTTCTTCTGTCATCAACCATCCGTAACGGTCAACAACATCAGCAACAGTCATCATATCAAACTTACCAACCCATTGTGCTTGTGAAATATAACGTGAATTTGGAGACTTATTATAGAATGTAAGTACTGGATTCCATAATTCTACATCATAATCATCATCCATCATACGGAAATGCCAGAACTCACGGTCTGTAATTAACATATCTCTGAATGCACGTTCCTCAAGTTCATCCATATGGAATCTTTCTACATCTGCTCTATGCTGATGTTCAGCCCATTGTTCAACCATACTCTTGTATGATTTAGAATAGAACTCTTGTATCTGGGGTAATCCTTTAACTGCCTCTTCTGAAGTTTGTTGTTGATACTCTTCAGAATTAATATCCATACCCATCTCTTGTAGACGGGCAGCTAGTTTAGCCTCTGCATCTTTAAGTAATAACTCTTCAACCTGAGATTTCTTTGCTTCTAGCATCTCATTATAAGAGTACTCGTCAGACCCGGTATATGATACACGGGTATTTCTTTTAGCAAATTCTGATACTAAAGTATTTATTACATTAGGGATAATAGGATAGAACTTTAGTTCTAATGCTGAAGAATCTTCTTTTGTTAATACGTCAATAAGATCTCCGTATTCATTATCTTCTTCAATTACGTAATCATGCTTATCTATAATACCTTTAGCAAGTTTATAGTTCTTCATTAATCTGCGTGCATTTCTGCGTACAGTTTTTAAACCTTCCCATTCTAACCAGTCAAGGTTCCATGCAGCCCACTCATCATCCTTCTTTGCTTTTGGCAAGAACTGAATAGGCTGGTTAAGAGTACCCATTCTGTTGTACTCTGTCTTAGCTCCATTCTTGAGCTGCATTGCGTTATATATCTGCATACTATCTTAAATTTCTAAACGGTTGTTTCGGTATCTTCATTCCACTAAAACGTGAACCACTACCTCCCATATGACGGAAAGGGCTCATATTTAATTTACTGAAATTATTGCGGTTATCCAAGTTTTTAGCAGTTCCTGTTTCCTCATATCTCTTTTTATACCCTCTATTTGCCTGTTGTACTTTTGCAAAAGCCACAAGAGCAGCAAAAGAAACCAGTCTATCCACGTTTAATCCTTCCTGATATGCTGCCATTTCAGTAAGTAACATTGGGTCAGGTATACGTTCTACACCATATACTCGTTTTATTATTTCCCCATCAGGTTTAACTTCTTGATCAAGTTCTTCTTTTAAGAAGTCAATAGCATAACTAAGCATGTGACTCTTAAATAATGTACCGGTATTTCTCCAACCGTATTCCTGAAATACATTAGCATTAGCACCTATATCCTTTAAAAATAAAATCTGAGATCTGGGTACAAGGTATTTCTGCTTCTTTCTATACATCATGTGATTAATAAACTGAGAAATATTATTTTCCACAATAGTCCAGGCATTATACCATTCTATTATCAGTTCTAACCTTTCATGTGTTTTATTAATATCATCAAATCGGCCACACCATGCAGCAACAATTTTATCACGTTCTATAAATGTCTCTACTTTTTCTCCGTTGTTTCTAGTTACTTCTACAGGTGTTTTATATACATAGATAGAACATAATGAATCAGACGTAGTGGTTTTACCTTCTCCTACCGGGTCAATAGATGCATAGTACATTCCAAATTCTGGATCTTTTACCGGTCTTTCATAACATACCAAGGTTCCAGTTTTATCTTCTTGCTTTTTATCTACAGGGAATGTATTAATGGGTAACTTATTAGTATTCTTTACAGCAACGTCTCCTTTTTCATCTCTGAATATATCTAAATATTCTGTAGGGTAAGTCTTATCTTCTATCCTACGCATCTGTGCACCTACTAAGTTTAGAGGAAACACAGATACTTTTCTATAGGCAAATGCTTCTTCTATATTCCGTGGATGCTGAGAAATACGCAACTGATACTGTTCAGGACTAAGGTCTTTCTTCCATTTCTCAAACTGTTCATCTAATGCCTTAAGGGCTTCTTCTACTTTAGAATTACCGTAGTCATCAATAAACGGAGGCATTGACCATTGTTCAGGAATAAATAAACCTGACTTACCTATTGTACCTTTTGAGTCTATGAGGTTAGTTTCTACTGCATAAATATCATTAGGTTCCGGTCTCAGGGTCATTTCTTTTAAAGGTTCACACTGATCCAAGTCTCCGACAGAACCTGCTGCTATAAACATACCAGTAGTAACAAAACCTGATCTCATAGCAGGACGGATATACTCAAAGGTAGTATCCATCTTAGGAGCAATACCAGCCTCCTCGTGGAAGAAGTACTTACATGGACCACCGACTCCGTTTGTAGGATCTTTTTCAAAAGACATACCCTGAAGTACTCCTTTAAGACCTACTTCTGTTTTACGTTTCTGAGAACCTTGTACAATTTCAATCTTCTGTTGCCATAATAATACTTTGCCAGGGTTCATAGGACGGTACCATGCAGTATGTTTATTCAAGAATGCTTCATATTCATTCAAGAACTTCCAAGAACCTTTATCATTAATATAGTCTTTAAGACTAGCACCAATCTTTAGAGTAATACCTTCTTCAAACCAGATTTGATTAATCATCTTACCCATATGGTAATATGATGATGCTATCTGACGTTTCTTAAGTATAGAACTATGCTTATAATATAACTCTGCTAGTAGTTCATATAATGCCATATGATACTGTGCATCGCGTACATCCGCGAAGCCAAACTTCTGAATCTCCTTGTTGAAGATAGGTAAGAAGTTTAACCACATGTAATAATCTCTAGGAAGATACCAAGTTTTGGCATCTTTTTTAAAGATTACACCGTATCTACATTTATTCTTCTCATGATCCCAATATGTTCTATAGTCTTTACTTCCTTGAGGTGATGTACAGTAAACACCGTTCCTATTAAATAATCTAGCTTGTTCATTAAATAAAAAACTAGTATCATCAAACTCATACTGCCCGGGTTCTTTAAACATAGATAATGCAAAAGCAGTGTAATCTTCTCTTGTATCAAAAGATGTTGTAGTCCAGGTACCGTTATCCCAAGTAGGTATTTCTATAAAACTAGTATTCATTTAATAATCTTAAGATCTCATTTAATGACTCATGTCTATGATTATCATGCAGGATAATTTTATTTACCCATTGTGATTTATCTAACTTTGCTATGTCATGAATAGCAGAATCATTTTTAAATTTTAAATCTATCTGCTTAGCATCTCCGGTAAATATCATAGTAGCATTCTTACCTAGACGACCAACACACATTTGTAATTGTGATTTGGTTAGGTTTTGAAACTCATCAACTATACATACACAGTCTTCAAA